GGTCGCGGGTCATGCTAGGATAGCGGGTTGATAGGGTCGGAGTCTTTAGGGCGCTGCCGTTCCCATTGATCAGAGGTCCTGCATCATGTCGTTGATCTCCATGCCGTCGATCTTAGGGTCATTCCAGCGCACCCCGTCGCGGGTCTCCTTGCTGCCGCACTCATAGAGCATCGTCACCAGGTCCTGATAGGTGCGGCACTCTTTAGCGGCACCATACAGACCCTCATCGTTCTGAATCCAGAGGGCGACGTTCCAGGTTTCGTAATTTGCCCAACCATTGTAGGTAGCGGTGCTCATCGGATTCGTTTGAACTGAGATCAGTATAAGGGGTCAGGGGTGCCCTTCTGGGCAGGGAGTGGACACCTCAGCAACCGAACACCAGGTCAGCGATGGCGTCGGTGTTGGCATCGGCGCGGCACCAGCGGATCGGGGCACCTTTATCGGGGCACATCCAGATCATGCAGGGCTCACCCCAGAACTGAGCGATGCGGTAGGCATGGTTGATCGACTCTGCCCACCAGCAAGCGTGCTGATCGAACTTGGTCCAGTAGGCGGGTTGAACGGCGAAGGTCATCGGGGTTCGTTTGGTATGAAACCATTATAGGGGGCAGATCTGCCGCCCAAGGGGCATGGGTAGACAGTGCGCTCACTGGCACACCCCTTGATTAAACTTAGCGTTGTTAAAGTTAGCATGACTGAAACGCTCACGATTGACCAGTTTCATTGTACCAAACTCATTGCTGTAGACATAACCTTCGGCATCAATCTGATCGTATCCGATGTAAGCAGCAGGACCATCATTACGGCAAAGGTAGAGTGCATCATCTTTGATAGATTTGATCAACTTCCAATAAGCAATCAGAGTGTAATCACAGTCAAATGCATTATCATCAATCTCCACACCTTCGCGGATACACTTATTCAATTCCTGCTTAATCTGCTTTGCTTTCTTCTCATCAACAAAGGTCACATTCTGTGCCATTACTTTAGCAAACTGAATCACCTCAGAGAGATCACTAAAGGAACGGAGAGAGATGTCATAATTGCCAGAGAAGATCCGTGCCTTGGGTTTCACAAACTTACAATAGGCAGTGTCAGTAATGGTGAACAACATAGGGATTGCCCAACTATCACGGAGATCACCATTTGCCTCATAATAGGTATGCGGAGCAATGATGATGTTTTGGTCGATTACTTCTCCGAAACTGTAAGTGATAGTGTTGGGAGTGTATTCAGACTCTCCGCCAAACCCAATAAAGTCGCCTTGAAAAATGGCGTCTGTACGAGGTAACCAATCAAAACAAGCGTGCAGAATTTTTGCAACTTCACCTGTGTGGTTTTGATCAATGTTCGCATGAGATTCGTTGATCTTAATCTTTACTTTGTTGAAGACACTTTTGGTGCCCACGAAGAAGTTACCCGTGGCAGGATTGCGACCCCAGACAATAGCGGGAGCACCGTCGATCTTAACGGACAGGGCACCTGCTGCCTCAAACCAATCCAGGGCGTTCAGGTCACCCGTGAGGATGGTGTCTTCGGGGTGTTCGATGTGTTTGTTTTGCATGAATGTAGTATGGCAGGTCCTGGGGTGCTTTGGGGGGTTTGGTGGACGGTTCCCCAACTGTCACACGATGCCGCAGGTCTCCAGCATGTTATAAAGGTTCTCAGTATTGAAACGCTTCAGGTTCTTTTGGGAAATGGTGTGCTTATAAGAACCCACGACTTCTTTGCTCATGTTGGTAGTCATCGTCTCACAAAGATACTTGTGGGAGGCAATGTCAAAGAAAAACTCTTCGGGTCCAACACCAAACAAGAAGGCAAAGTCATAATCAACGTCCTTACGAAGACCATTGAATTGATGAGAACCATTGACATCTTCAGTGGCAGTCTTCACCTCAATCTTATACTCTTTGCCAGTAGGAAGAGTGATGAGAATGTCATACTCACCCTTACCTTTGTTAATCACACGGCACTGAACATCATCACCGTAGACTGCATTCAGAATCACAAGAATACTGGTGGCAACTACATTCTCACCAGCATCACCTTGAGGAGTTTTGGATGCATACTTCCAGATATGGTTCTTCTTAGGAGTACCGTCTGCATTGATCCACTTATTATTCTCTGCCTCACGAGCGGCGAGTGCTTCGGTGTTCTCCTCCAGGATGTCTGCCAGGTTGATGTTGGCAAGGTTGGCAGCAGTGACGGGCATCGGTGTCGTTTGAACTGAAGTCATTATAGGGGCACGTGAGGGCACTTGTGGGTATGTAGTGGACAGTGCGCCAATTGGTCGGGCAGCCGACCTGGGTATAAAGAAAGGGGCACGAATGCCCCCTATTTGTTATGCGAACATGAACCCATTAGTGAAGTCATATTCGTTATAGACAGGACCAGTGATTGCAGTCTGTCCGATGAACTTATGAACGAACCAATTGAAGTTCTTTTGGATTACACATTCGCCCTTGATTCCGTGCTCCGAAAGAATAGCATTCAGGCGGGACTTGGTGGTGTTGGACTGATAACCACCGTCGAAGATTTGAACGAAGTCATCACCAACCACGGCGATCTTGTTACCGTGAAGGTATACAGTAGACTCGTTAGTTTCGGGGTCGTAAGTAACAGTGGTGTTTGCAGATTGCCAGTTCAGGTTGTTAGAAATGGCGTTGTTCATTTCACGTTCGATCTTACGCATGGTGTCGTGTCGTTTGAACAATGTTAGTATGGCATCCCCTGGTGGGGTTTGGGGAGAATGGTGGACACTCCCCCGACTGTCACCCCAGAAAGGTGGAAGGGTCCCCGTAATCTGCGATGTGGTGTCCGTTGTGACGGATCTCAGCGTAACCGAATTCCTCTGCCAGGTCCAGGCAGATCAGGTATGCTCGGTCCAGGTCACAGACGGACTCGGACTCATGCATGGCGGAGGGAACCAGGACTTCGTAACGCATTGGGTTTGGTTGACTGTCCCCATATCCTACAGCACCCATCCGCCGATTCCAGGGGGATGGTGGACAGTGCCCCAACTGGTTGCCGCGGCTGACCTGGGTATAAACTAACCCATCAAATCTTGCAGAGTTTCCTCATCATAAAGATCAAGAATTTCTTCAGTAATTTCTTCCTCGGTGCAGGATTGATACGAATCCATTAACAAATCATGTGCTAATACCATGAGAGTGTTTAGATCCATATCCTCAATGATCTTCTCACAATAGTTGTACTTAAACTGTGCAAGTTGCTCTTTGGTCATTGTCATCAGTAATCGTAGTTGGAGTTGATGTAATTCTCTACATTGAACTTCTCTTCTTTCTCCCACTCTTCTTTATACTCAATCACGTCAAAGATCTCACCAGGAGCATCAGCAATCTCAGACCAGAGTTCTTCAAACATGGGGGCAATCCCTGACGACTTGATTACAATACACGATTTTGGGGTCCTGTGTGGGTTTGGTGGACGGTTCCCCAACTGGCACAAGAATTCCACGTGTGATACGAATTCATATCAGAAAATATTAATCTGCAGAATATGATACGAATGCATATCAGAAGTTTACACCATGTGCCAATCTACGAACTGGCACACTACCAGTCGAGCTCGAATTCTTTTACGTTAACATGGATATCTTCATCAGATTCTAGTTCTAGCAGTTCTCTCCAATTGAGATCTTCTAGTTCTAAATCACTGTGACACATGATGTCTAGTGTAACTGTAACTAGGCGTTTGCTATGTATCGCGGGCATGTGATTCTCGTGCGATGTTTACTATGCGTAATGCCTGTACGCTAGCGCATCATAATCATGCGAATCTCGTGCATACTCATCATCAATCTCGTATGTATCTTGTGTATTGTATGACGTATTATGCATATGATGCTCATAGATCTCGTCGAGATCTTGTGCATAAAACTCGTTGCTATATGTATAATCGAGCTCGTAGTCGTCGTACATGATTCTCGTCGAGATTGTATATGCTTTATGATTATACTGATATCTCGTCGAGTTGTCAAGTCTCGTCGAGATCCATAACATTTATTTATAAGTCTCGTCGAGTTTTGTGTGGGTTCTGTGACTTTTCGCCG